AAGCTGGTTAACCGAAAGCTCGAAGTCACCAAGCGACTCAGGATGGTGATAGCAGTATTGCTGCCCAAGCGTGTAACCGCCATACGGCTGTATCTGCAAACAGTTCTGCAAGGCACCGGGGTTTAGGCCGCCAGCGCAGCTTCCATCGTTATAAAGTTGGATGTCTTGTCTCATGAGATGGTGAAAACGCTCGCTGCCGAGAGTCCTCTATCGGGATTGAGCACGGTGACATTGACCGAGCTGGCGGCGGCAATATCGCTGGCCAGAATTTTCGCGCTTGCCTGGGTCGCACTGAGGTAAGTGGTCGAGCGGTTTGCGCCTCCCCAGCAAACTATGCAACCGGATTGAAAACCCGTGCCGGTCACCGTCAAAGTAAAAGCGCCGCCGCCGTGCGCCAGAGTATTGGGCGCGAGCGAGCTTATGGTCGGCAATGTTCCCGGCGTTGCGTTGGCAGCATCGGTAAAACCTTGCTGGTAAAGCCCGTTGAGCCAGTTCTGCACACCAGGGTCGCCCTGCCAGCGAAACGGGGCGGTCGCCATCCGCACAGGATCGCTGGGACTAAAAACCAATTGTTCGATCTCGTTCATCGGCGCCGCAGATTGAGTTCGTTGGTTGGATGGGAACCCTTCGAAACCGGTCCAGGGGAGCGTCCGCGTTTCTGGGTCGATAATGCACTGGTCGGATGCGCCTTGGGGGCCTCGGGCTCCTCGCGCCCGCTCTGGGTTGCCTTCTGGAATTCCGGCGGGCTGGGCTCTAGTTCATCGGGCTCCAACGGTGTGCCTGGTTGGGCCGGTCCTTGATAATCAATTTGTGGGTCTATCATGGTTTTTACCTTTCCTTTTTTTTCTTAGCCGCCTCCTGCGGTGCCGCTTGGGCCCCCTCCAGCCAGTTGCGGAGGCGCCCCCATCAGCTGGCTCTGGGGCGCAGGCGCAGGCCCTGTACCGGTAAGCTGTTGGGTCGGTCCCGGCGGCACTCCAATGCGGCCTGTAACCGCGTTCTGCTGCTGTTGAATCTGGAACTGGAGGTTTTGCATTCGCCGTTGGAGGATCTCCAGCGAAATCGGGTTCTGCCGCAAAGCGTTGATATAACCTTGCTGCTGCATTGTGTTCTGAATGACCTGAAGCCGCAACTGGGCGTTCTGGCCGGAAGTGTACATCGGCGGCTCGATCCCATCCGCGATTTTAGAGAGTTGATCCTGCTCGTCGTTGATCTCCTGCTGGCTGACTGCGGCCTGCGGCTGGATCAGTTGCCGCGCCAGTGCCGGATCCAGAGCGCGGGCAGCGTACATCGTCAGGCCAGCTCGGTCGATCACGCCGGCTGCGTCGGTCGCCACCAGCATCTGCTGGATCGTTTGCAGCTTCGCCGTGACGAACTCCTGGTTAAGGTCTTTGGCGTCGTACTCCAGTACCAGGTTCAGATTGCGCTGGATCGATTGCCGGTCACGTTGCGGGACCGCGGCTTGGTCGCCGGATGCGGTCAGCCAATCGTTATCAGGCAGGTACTGCTGGCAAAGCTGATAGATCTGGATATGCACCATGCGCAGCTCGGCTAGCCAGGCGTCAATCAGACGCTGTTGTTTGCGCAAGACTTTATTCTGATCGACGCCTTCCATCGATTTACCGAAGTAACTGTAGGCATCCTGCCGGATCGACATTTCAGTCGAGTAAGTGGTTTGATCCAGGGGCGGTGGCGGCAACCAGGAAAGCTCCCCTGGCCGCATGACGCCCAATTGCGCCCGCGGACCCAATTTGTATTGCTGTTTGCCGCGGCCCAGCGGCACTTGTAAAGGCGGGATCGTACACAAAGCCGTGCGGTCGTTACGGGAATCTTTCTGAAACTTTATTTCAGCCTGCGCCGTCATCGCGATATCGCCGATACCTCGACTCTCGAGCACGCTGCGGCTGCGTTTCTCCCGTTCGCACAAGACGAAGGGATATTTGCCGTGCGTGTACGGCAAGGGCAATGAGCGACCCAGCAATTCGAAGTTCGGATGGAAAATATTGACGATGACCTGGCGCTGGTTCTTGTCATCGGTCCCGCGATAGAAAGCGTAGTAGACCTCGCAGAGCTCTTTCATCTCGTCGACGTAGAGCCGGTCTCTGAACCGGAAGAGGGTCTGCATGCCCAGGTTAAGTAGAGCGGTAGAACCGGCGTGCTCCAAGATTTCAGTAGTAAACGCCGGATCCCATCTCTCGTACCGGCTGCGGTCGATCACGGTCGATTTGGGGATGACATCGCGCCGCACGATCCACGGCAATCTCTGCAGATCGTAGGTGTTTCGGAAAAAGAAGATGTCCTGGTAAGTCCGGTAAGCAGTGATGCAAGGCCGGTTCTCTTTAATATAGGGCCGGTCATAAGAGAATTGGCCCGAACGCATCAGGCTCTGTAAGGCTTCCTGGGGATTGCGCACGCTGCCATCGGTGGTGTACTGAGTCGGTTTCGGAGGCGGCCCTGCCGATTTAGTCGTTGGGTCAATCACGGTTTCGGGCGTCTGCGGTGGGCTCGTTAGATCCGGAAAATACATGCCAACCATCTGCGCGGCCTGGCCGATATCGCCCGGGCTGAGCCGGTCGCGATTAGACATCAGGTATTGCAGGAAAGCGTTCAGTTGCGGATCCATCATCGCCATCTGCATCAGGTCTTGCATCGTGACGGTGACCACCTCCGAATCGAAATCCAGATACCAATCGATCCCGATAACGCTAGAGCCGTAATGCTGGCGCCATTGGGCGGCGAGTTCTTTTTCGCGTTCCATTTCTTCGGCCATCATGTTGCGCAAGACCCAGTCGAGAACGCTCGTTGTCGCGCTCGCCTGCTCCTGGTAGAGCGAAGCCGCCGGGAGCGTCTGCATATGACAGTTCTTGTCGGCGGTGCGCATGATGTCGACATCGTCGATAATCAGGTCATCGATGAAGTAGGGGCGAATGTCGCTGGCGCCTTCCCAGGGGAAAACGTCTTTGCCGGTGTTCGCGCTCCATTTGCGTCCGTCATAGGTTTGGCCTGCCCACCGGCAGTAACGAGTGTCGTCCAAGGTCGAGATAAAGGAGATGTAGCTCGATGCTTCGGTTAGAGCCCAAGTGAAGCTGCGTTTGACTTCAGCGAAGTTTATTTTTCATTCCTCCCTTGTTCGCCTGATGCCGTTTCCGGCTTGACCGGTCTACAGTACAGCATCGTAATCGCACGGTTCTCGGCTTCTTCGTCTTCTTGGGCAACTGCTTGCCAGAGGCGCCGATTCCAGTACGTAAACCATGTCCAGTGTTCCTCACTCATAAGGGATCAGCTCCGATAGGGTCCATGAGTTGCAGGGTTTTACCGACATCGCTCAGTCCGGCGATAGCCATCCAGCGGACGCAATCCACTGGGTCTTTACAAGCTCCCAATTTTTCATCCTTGCCGGTCCAGACTTTGAGACCGAATATCACGGCTCGGCACTCGCTTGAGATATAAAGCTTGGGCTCTTTACCACTCTCAGGGTCAAAATCCAACAACGAATTAATCAGGCTGACTCCTTCTTCAATCGGATCCAGCGGCGCCGGCGCGAACGGCAGATCTAATAACGCGCATTCTTCGATCATCGTGGTCGCGGCATCGGATTTGAGGTTTGGGGTGTTCCCGAACCGGGAATCCATCCACCGGCAAACGATTTCTTCCCGTTCTTTTTTGTCGCTGGATTCGGTTTCGACTCGTTCAATTTCGCTGACATAGCGTTCTAATCCCCAGCCGTAAGAACCTTGGGCCTGGCCAGCTCGCCCGTCCGCTTTGCGACCGTCCGCTTCGGCCCATGAGCCCGGATCACCGACACCTGGGATATAAACGCCTTCGCAAGGCCACTCCCTATATATATAGTGGCGATCTCGCGCATCGACCAATACCCAGATCATAAACCAATTCCTGGCTGACGCCGGATCCACAAACTGGTAGCGGCTACCTTCCTTGGGGATTTTCGTTTGCTCGATCACATGGACCGCTTCGCGGAACTTCGGAAACCTGGCTCCGATAGCTTTAGTCGGGATCCCGTAAGCTCTTGTTCTGATTTCGGACTTCGGCGCGCCGGCTAAAGTCTTTTTCATCGTGTCGTAGCCGCCGAACGGGTTGTCGGCGGAATGGAAATAGACAATGGAAGAACCTTTGCGGACGCAGCGCTGCAGGCGCGGGACTTTCTCGCCTAATAGCTCGGCAAACTGCCACTGAACCGTCCTGGCGCCGTCCATGAATTCCTTGACGATGGCGCTGTAGCCTTCAATCGGCGTAAAAGTAATTAAGAGCAGCCCAGTCCGAGTCACTAGCCGGTAACGCAACGTTTCGACCAGGTTCAGCGGGACTAATTCGTCGCACCAGACCGCATCGACGTCGCCGCCTTCAAATGCGGTGTTGTCCTGCAGGTACTGAGCGTAGTTGCGAAACACGCACTCCGAGCCGTTCGGCAAAATGAATTTGTTCTCCGAGAACCCGTTTTTCTGCGTGTAGGAGATGTTTACCACCTGGCCTTTTTTGAGTCCTTTGTATTGAACCGGGATATAACGCCAGACAATCGGCTGCTGCATCTCGATTGAATTGCCTTCGTTGGTTTGCAGACACCAAACCCTCTTTTTCTCGCCCGATTCGAGGATTTCCACCGTCTTGCGACCGGCATACTCGCTTTTGCTGGCGCGGTTGCCGCCGGTTATTAGAATCTCGCGCTGACCGTCCGCGATTTCTTCTTCGACCAGTTTCCAGACCTCGGGCCGATAGCCGTAAGTCCAAGGATCTGCACGTTCCAGTTCGATCAGCTCGTTTCGCTTAAGCAAATACGCTTTGACCTGGTCCGGTGCCTCCAGGCTGTCCTCCCAGGATGGCAAGGGGTAAACCGGATGCGGTAAAATGACCGGACTGGACATCAATCAGCGCCTTTGTGCCGTAGAATCAACTTGCTTTTTGGCACATTCGGGCGCAAAAAGCCACAAAAGGCCGCTGGGGAGCCTCAAATCCCCTGGAAAAAGACGTTTCTTGGTTCGAAAACCATGGCAGAGGAGATTCAGACCTCCCAGGCAGTCGAAAACCGGCCCGAATCCGCTCCGGTGGAACCGGATATTGATAGCCTGCTTCCTAGCATCCCCGATTTAAAGGAGCTCTTCACCGAAGAGCCTAAAAAGCCTGGGGAACCGGAGCAAAAGCTCACTGCAGCACCTGAAACGGAACCAGGTGCTACGGAGACCGCACTCGAGGATCAGATTCCAGAGGGACTCAAGCCCGAAGGAGACAAACCCGAACCGGAACCCAAAAAAGAGGAAGAATTGTCCGACTCGGTCCAGAAACGGATCGATAAACTCACAGCGCAAAAAAAGACTGCCGAGGAACGTGCTGGTGCTCTGGAAACAGAGCTAAATGACCTGAAAAGCAAATTTCAGGCACCGCCTCCGATTCAGCCGACCGCGGCGGACCCGCTGGCCGATATCGAGAGCCGAAGCGATCTCGAGAGCAAGGTTAAACAGGTCAGGGAGGCGGCAGACTGGTGTTTGCGGCATCGTGATGGTGGCGAGGTCAGTGACGGTAAAGGCGGCAAGATGTGGTTGGACGCCAGTGCTGTCAG